TTGAGCTTCCGGAACAAAAACATTTCCGTATTCAATGACAGATTTTGTAACAGCCGGGATCATCATAGAATTTCCCGCCTTAATTTTTGCCTGAATGGCGGCCATGTTTCGCGTAATTTTAACTGACATTACACCAACCCCAATTCTACGTGATGGACGCGGGTCGCGGGGACATCGGGAACCGGGTCAACCGTCAGCACTTCATATTCGCCGTATTTCTGACCCTGCGAGTTAAATACTTCGCACCGGAGAGGCTTTCCCGCCTTTTGGGAATGTTCCGCCAGAGAATCATAATCCAGGGCGGGCTTTGAAAGCCTGGCGTCAATGAACAGCGTAGAGCGCAGCACGACCTCGGTGTTTTCCTTTGTTTTTTTCACTTCGTTGGTGTTCTGAAGATGCACACGGGAAACCTCATAGTCCTGCCATACGGGCTTTTGCCACGCGTCCATTCCCGTGCAAACCTTAATAATTGCTAAATCCCCCAAAAGGGATTGAGGAATCGGTCTGAGCATACATGCACACCTCTTTCCATCAACGGAGTTTGTTCAAGCAAGGAAAGCGCGAAAGGGCTGACCATCAGAGCGCCGGGCTTTGTGGTTGTACTGGACAATGCGCCGCCCGATACTGAAACCTTTCCCACCGTAAAAGACTGGCCGGTCTGGCCTGTCAGCACGGTTTCCAGCCCGATTTGTGTGAAGTATAGCACTTGTGCCGCGGCAGCCTTTTGAACCAGCGTTTGAAGTATAGACGGGAGGGCGGAGATTCCCCCGCCCTTGACAATTCTATATCGCGTAATACTGTCGATCATATCAGACGCAAGTCCGGCGTACACAGGAAACTCCTCTTCAGAAATCGGGCATGTACCATAAAGGTCAAGATACTGCTGATATGTGATGTACGCCATAAGCCCACCTCTTGATTAAGAGCCTACGACAGCCAGCGCGGAGCCGGTGGCAGTGGCGATATTTCCCTTGGTCGTATTAACCAGCGCAACGGTTACAGTATCGCCGGATTTTGTGGTAAAGCTCGCTCCGTTAGTAACATCGGTCCAGTCTGTAAGTGCCTGACCATAAGTCACGCTTACCGCTCCGTCTGTATTGGTTTTAGCAACATATTTCATGCCGTACGGAGCCGGAGCCAATCCATTGATGATGGTATGAGTACTGTCGGCGCCTGCGGAAGTGGTAATATTCAGGGTGCCTAAAGCCGGGTTGGAAGCCATATTTACAAAGATGCCGGGAAGCCTCTGGTTCAAGGCAAACACATCGTAGTAGTAACGCTCGTAATAGAGCCATTTTCCTTTGCTCTGAGCGGTAGGCGCGGACATCATGGAGGTTTCATAGACAACAGGTGCGGCGATTGCAATGGGGTCGAACATCAATAGATTGATTTGCTTCGCCCCTGTGGCAGAGGCCCAGCCCTCGGTAAAATCGTAAGCGCTCATCATGATATCTTTGGGGACCTCCATAATGACAACGCCGTCAAGCTTACCGACATTTCGGTCAATGTTGCGGATACCCGTATCAGCCTCCACAAAACGAGTGATGCCGGCAGCCTCTTTCAGAAGCTTATAGGTATCCGGTGTCATTTTGGCGCGGATACGGTCACGGGGTACGCGCTGATTCACCATATACGCCAGGTAGGTATCCCAGGTTTCCAGAATGTTATCAGCGGTTAGGCTTGTATCGTCCACGCCTCCGAAGCCGCTCGCTGCCTGAGCCAACGCGGAAGCCGCGTAAGCGTCCATTTCCGGCACCTTCTGGAATTCGTTGAACGTCTTTGTGATATTGGCGATATTGACGATCGGATCCTGCTGAATATCCATAGGATCAGCCAGAGTGTCCCATTCCCGATCCATTCTCATGGTAAGAATCTGCTCGGAGGTGTTGAAATTGCGATTAAAAGTTCCGGTGATCTGATCGCGGTTTACCGCTCTTGCGCCGCTGGTGGTCATGCTTTGAACAGCCACAGCTTTTCCGCTGATCGGCTTATAGGTGGCGCTGTTCGGGCTTCCGTAGAGGTCAGAGAAATAAGACCAATACGGATAAGCGTTTGCCATTGCCTTAGAGTATTCGGTCGCGTAGTTTAATTCTAACTGTGTAAATGCCATAATAATTTTCCTTTCTTATTTCTTGTTCAGGCCCCACACATCTTCAAAGGTTGATCCGGTTTTTCCGCTCGGCATCTGTCCTTTGACCTCCGCTCCGAATTGCGGGGAAGAGGGCGGTGCGGGTTCTGTCGGGTTAAAATATTCTTCGTATTTTTCCGCGACTGTTTTTAACTGCTCGGCGATTGCGGGAGCGTTTTCCCCGCGTTCGAGCATCTTATAGACAGTTTCACGGAATTTGGGCTTCACCGACGAAAAATCATCACCGCCTAAAGCGCGAAGCATATCGCGCTCCTCCGCTACGGCCTTATATTCGTCGGTTTCTTTGACCTTCACATTTTGCAGAGCGTTTTTTTGAGCGTCTGCCAGCGCTAGATCAATTTTTTCCTGTAATTCTGATTTCGGGATAAAGTCCGACATGCTGGTACCGTGCAACGCCATAACTTTATCAACCTGTTCCTCGCTGAGGCCAAGAGCTCCCAGTGATCTTCTTGTAAATGCCATAAAATACATTCCTTTCTTTAACGCCTAAGAACGATAGGCGGATTGCATCGCAGTTTAACGCCGTGCTGCGGGGGCGAAATGGGTATAAAAATAGCGCCCCGCAATAACTGCAAGACGCTTTTTTATAGTTAGTTTTGGTCATACCCGTTGTTAGCGATATCCTCTGCCTCCTGTACGATTTGATCAGCATTAGCCAATACACTTCCATATATTGCGTCGGCTTGAATATTTGCCGCCATTACCGCTTTATCCGCAAAAGTGCAATTATGATACCCGGTGATTACTTCACCGTTTGTTTTATCGATTGCTGCAATCACTATCTTATCTATTTGATGATTTTCTATGAAGCTTAAGGATTCCGCTAACCATTGAGCATAAGGCTGACTACTGATTACAAGTGTTTTGATTACTATCACGCTCCGTTTGGTTCACATCTGACCAATCGATATATCCTGAACCATAATCAAAGGCTATTTTTGGCGTTTCCATGCTGGTGAGTTCTATTCTGATCCCACAAATGCCATCGCCTATTTTTTGCCCGTTAATGCGGATCTCGGTTTGATAGCCATACCGAGAGGTGTCCAGATCAATCAGATTTTTAATCATCGTCATACTCCACATTGCCTCCGTGCGCGTGTTCGCCAATTGCTGCGGCTAATTTAAAGTTGGCTTCTTTGTTCCACTCATACTCATATTCTTGGAGTTTGTTGGCTACGGGGGCGGGACCCTCCGCTTCTGCCGCCTGCATCATGCCGGCCACGCTTCGGAAGTACCCGAGAATCAACCGAAAGCTTTCTTCCGGTCCTCTCGGCTGAACCGCCAAGCAGTCGTTGGAAAACTCCAGGACGGATTCTTTAATACCCGGTTCCAAATAGCCTAAAGCGATTCCGGTTTCCACGAGATCATCGATTTGGTCAGAAACCTCCTCATACCATTTCCCGATCTGCTTGTGGTTAGCGAACCAAGCGTCGTCTTTTACCAGGTTCCTGTGCAGTGTGGTAAGGTTGTGATACAGGATTTTCAGATAAGCTATGAGACGCTGAAATTCATTCATTATTCCACCTTCTTTCTCTGACGGGGTTTTCCAGCCGTTTTTTTAATCTGAGGGTTCTTATATTCCTTGTATTGCTCAGCGTTCAAAACAAGGCCGCAGCGCCTGCATTTGATATGCTGAGCGGTTCCGATAAAGTCATGGTTACATTCTGCCATATGATCACCTCTTTCAACTTAAAATAGGTATAAAAAAGCCACCCTTTCATTTCCAGGGCGGCTACTCAACTATTTCAAAATCATCTGGCGGAAAAAAACCTTGATCTCCATCTTCTCCTATGATTTCATACCAACCATTTTCAACAGATATAACATCGTAAACATTTCCTTTGTGCAATCTGACTTTGTAATAATCACCGTTATATTTTACTTTCATTTTTTCGACCAGCCTTTCACAAATATTTCTGTCGATTAATTAGACGGATTATCTGTTGATTGCTTTTTTCAGTGTGCCTTGTTGGTCATCTTCGACGATTTCCCATTTTCCTCCTGGGGAACTCCCGTCAAGAGGGCAGGGATTGACAGCAGAATACAATACTCCATCTTCATCTTCGCTCTCGTCAATTACTCGAAGTAAGCCGTATTCTACACTTAAACACTCATATATTTTGTTGTCTCTCAGGCCAAGTACGCCAAAATTTTCACCCTTATATCTTACTTTCATTTTTTCTCCTTTACGTTTTTCAGCACAGGCTCATGTTGTGTATCGTCTTCGGCATATTGATACCAATGGACATCGTATGTGAAATTATCTGTTTTAATCAAGCCGCCGACCTTCTGCCATTTATAAGCTTCATTCCCAAATTGCTTTGCAAATTTTGAAGAATTTCGAAATTCAGTTTGAACACCATAGCCCGCTATAATTCGAACATCTGACACCGATGTATAAGAAGGAATAACGCCATGTAGAGCATATCCTTCTTTTGTCTTTATATCTACATTGAATCCCTTTTGCAATGTTGTATCTGGCAGTTTAGCATTGTCCTTTGGCAATGTGGGCTTTATGTTAGATATATAATTCGCCTTAGCTTCCGCAAGCACTTTTTGCCTTTTTACCGCCGCAGTAGCTTTACCAGATACAGATTTATTATAGTCAAAAACCTGTGTCCGATCAAGCCTTTTCGTGCGTCCTGTCTTTTTGCAAAATGCATTGTAATCAGCCTGTTTTTCCCTAATTTTCACGGCTTCTTTTTCAAAGCCTTCTTTGTCTCCGGCTGCTTCCATCATGGCGGCTTTTTGCTTGGAATAGCGGATTTCTCTTTCCAGCCTGCGCTGCTCCTGGGATTCCGCATATACCTTGTCATTTTCTTCCTTGTCCTGTTCCGGCCTGTCGCGCGGAATGGATACACCCGGAATCATGGTGATCGGGTGATGCCCGCAGTTGATCCCAAACAATCCGGCCGGTTTTCCATAGCTTGTAGAAGAAATAGGGGAGTAGCGGTGGCGTTTTCCCTCGCCGTCCGTAAAGGTTCCGCTTTTGTTGTTCCATGAAAAATAACGGCCCTGATACGGATAGCACAGCGGACGAGCGCCGGAGTGTCTTGATACCCGGAAGATATCGACCCCATAGTCCTCCTGTCTGGTTTTGACGGCTTCAATAGCTGTGTTGTGCACTGTGGTGCGAATATCCATATTGACATAAGCTTCCGGTGACCATTTCCGCCCGGCGCGGTCATAAAATCCGGTGATGCCCTCTTTATGTATTTGTGACAGCGCCTGTCTTAAAGCCTGCTGGCGGCTTTCTGTCCCCGTTATCACTTTCCCGGCGGCAATATTCAAAACCTCCTGCGCCGCTTTCATTTGGCGTTCAATATTAACCGTGTTTGTAATCACCTTCCGGTATTGGGCAAGCGTGCTTTCCAGCATAGTGGTATTGACAAGGTTCAGCTTATCCATTGCCTGCTGCTCATAGGCGTTTAAGGCTTGCACAATGCTTTGGCTGGCTATCACGTTATCCGCGGCAGCGTTTTGTATAGTGCCTTTTTGCACGGCTTTTTTTAACTCCGGCTCTATGTCTTTTGTCGCCATGTATACGGCGTTTTCTAAAGCGGCAGTGATCAGTTCTTTATTTTGCCCGGTAAGGGAAGCGATAATCTCAATGCTCTCTTTATTGAGCTGTCCCAGCTCGGCAAGCTTTCGGATCTCCCACTGCTCTGTGGAAAGCGAGTGGCCGGAATTGAAATGCTTTCCCATATTAATCAAAAGCGCGTCTACAATATTGCTGTAAACCTGCTCAACCGGCTCCGAAAGCTTTAGAATCTCATTAGGGGTTAATCTGGCCATTTACACACCCCCTGTTAGGATTCATCTTCCGCCGCTTCCTCGTCCTCTTCCTTAGCTTCCGGTTCCTCGCTGGGACTCATGAAATCGGATTTCTGCCCGGCTTGCTCTGCCATGTCGACCATATCCGCGGATATAGAGGATTCCTTTTCGATTTCCATCAGCTCCTGCACAGCCTCCTCCTCGGTATATCCCAGCTTTTCCACCATAAAACGCTTCTTGCTCATAAGGCCGTTGCCTATCAGCAAGATTCCCTCGTTGATGTTGGTCTGCCGGTCCTGAAGAATAGAATCATCAAAAACAACCTTGGTTTCCCAGCCCTGTGAAGCCAGCGCTTTAATGCTGTACCCGTTCCACTTCATGTCATAGAGGGAAGCGATCTGGACAATGGCGTCAATGATTTTGGCGATTGCCATCTTGACTTGCAGCTGGTGGCCTTTGATAGTCTTATAGGTCTTGCTGTTTTCGCTGATCACTTCGGTTGCGGTTTTTAAGCCTGTCGCTCTGTCAAAGGTAAAAGTGCCGGCAGAAAATCCGACCTGTAAGCATAAAATAGACAAGAAAGCGTTTATCGCTCTCTCGTGTTCGTCAACACGCAGTTCAACGCTGTTGTCCTGTATTTTTAAAGAATCAGGACTATCCGTGGAGAGCGCTTCATAGGCTTCATCAGAGGCGTCAAAATAGCGCCGCATTTCTCCGGTTTGCGGATCAATTACCGTCCGAATACATTGAGCCGGAACGATAATTCTTTTTTTGCCCAGGCGAAACTCCCGGATAAAACTGTCGTAACAAATATCTAACGCCTTGAGGGTAGAGAGAGCGTTTGCGTAAATTGATACGCCAAGGGGAGAGTTATCATCAATGTTATTGGCGACAGCGGTTCGGTAATAAGCGAATAGGGAAGTGGTTAATCCCTGCATAGAGGTGTTTTCGTTCAGAAACGGATAAATCTCATTAAGGGGGTAGCGAAATCCTAGAATATCCTGTGATTCCGTCATTCCTGGATTCGGCTGCTTATATTCAGTGCGAAACGCCTCATTGCTTATATAGTAGGTTAGCCCGTCCCATTTATGCCATTCCAACCGGGTATAATAATAGCCGTCCTTTGCCTCACGGCTGATAAATACGCCGTCCGTAACCTGGGCGTTATCCCAGGCAGTAGGAACAAACTGGTCTGCCATGCAGAAACCCAGCCGTATTCCTCCGCTTTCGGGGATTTCATTTCCCGTGCTGTCCCGTTTAACCTCGTACCATGCCTTAATAGCGCCGCCGCCTAATGCAAGCACCTGTTCAATATGTTCCTGCATTTTTGTCCAAAATCCGTTTTTTGTTAAAACATCATGGACAAACTCTTCCAGCGGCTGTTCCTCACTGTCCGATTGACTAACATGCACCTCACATTGTTCGCTCCAGATCAGGCCGGCTAGTTCAGAGCTTACAGCTTTTGCGACGTCCATTCTTTCCAGGTTGCGCCGGTTTCTCGGGTTTTCAATAGTAGGAGCCAGTATCCTGTGCCAAGGGCTGTAAAATCCTTTGTACAAATACTTCCAGATAAAAATACCGAAATAGTAAAATTGGTTGAAAGCAGGTACGCCTCCAACCTCGAAGATATCTTTGAATTCTTTTGACAAGCCTGTTTCAGCTCCGGTTTTCTGCATCCAGTTTTTCACCCTCTCTTTTAGTTTTTCCAGCATTGGCTCACCGCCTTATATAACATAGTTTTTATAGAAGTAATTATGAGCATAACGGGTTTCGTCCATCGCGTGATTGTATGCGTCAACGGGATTGCCGTTGTTATCTACGCAATACATTCCGATCTCCTTTAAAAAATCCAGATGCCCAAACCTGTCGTTTTCAACGAGATAGAAGCGCCCGTCTGAAATACTGCTTTGCAGATATTCAATACCAACCTCAACCCCTTTTCTGGCGCCCTTAATGTCCCTGGCGTTGTTATCCGCGCGGTCTGTATAACAACCGAGCAGATCAAATTCAGCGCGCAATGCTTTGCAGGCTGGATCTATCTTAATACTGGATTCCCTCATCCCCGTAAGCTGGCGGCATGAGGGGATAAAGCTGCCGCAGATTTCACGGGCCTGTACCGACATTGCTTTTGTAACTCCAATATCCGCCCCGGAATAATACCACCCAGCAACACGGTATAATTTAAACCGGTTCTGCATGGTGCGGGTCACCACGTAGCAGCCAATCGAAGTAGCGTCAGAGAGGCCGCCGTCACCAGCGAAATACATTTCGATTTTGCTTTCGCTGTCCGGAATATAACTGAGAATATGGCGTTGCGGGTCAAACATGGAATAAATAACCCCTTGTGGGATACACCGCTCTCCGAGCCAGTCGCGTTTGTATAAATAGGGGTTCTTTAAACAGGTTTTTCGGATTTCTTCCTTTCTTTCCGGGGTAATAATGGGATTGTCGTCTATGGTCCAGTGGGTCCATTTGGTATCCTGTATGTTGAACACCTCAGAGATTACTGGGTGGCTGGGAGCAGGAGGGTTTAAATCAGCGATATGCCATCTTATCCTGGAGGCGTAAGTACGGCGGAAAGCTTCCTGTATTGCGTCGATATGCAGAAGATTGATTTCGCAGAAGTATACGCTTCCTAAAGACATTCCGGTGAATGATTTATGGCTGTCCGCTTTACCGGCACCTTTGTAGTAAACGCGTTTTATTCCTTTCATCGTCTCGATTTCCAGATGATCTCCAAAATCATCATGCTTCATTCTGGAAATTCCGTTAAAAATATGAAGCAGTCCGAAGCCGTCACAGTCCATTACCAGCTTAAAAGCTTGTTCTTGGTTATATGCTAAAACCATATGGTTTAGGTCCGGGGTGTTCCAAAGATACCAAGCAAAGCGGGAAACGCTGACGGTTGTTTTTCCTGACCGTGGCGTCCCCTCATTAACTTCTAAGCAATGGGAATAAGGAGCGTTTAAAATCTTCTGTTGCTTTTGCCCCCACACTATTTCTTTACTCAACTTTGAACCCTCCAGCTGCTTTCGCTATGGCCTCAAAGAGGGAAGTGTCAGACTGTTTCTGCGCGTCTTTCGTAAATTTATCAATAACGATGCCCAGCGATGTAGCAATGCTCTGAATACTGGCCCGTTGAAGTTTATCAGAGTTTTGAAGCTCAGAAAGATAAAGGGAAATAATGCTGCACACATCATCTTTTTTCTTGTCCATAAACTCAAGAATATCAGCGGTATTCTGCTCTTTTTTTTGTTCCGCTTTTTTCACGGTTTCCGGATCGCTGATCACTACTCTTTTAACTGTATCAAAAGATACTTTGTGTTTTCTTGCAACTTGCGAATAATTCCCACATTCCGCATAATCCGCAATGATCTTTTTCTTTTCTCTATCGGTTAAATGTTTCGCCATACCACCACCACAATTTCAGGATAAATAGAAAGACCGCAAAGCCGTTAGGCCTGCGGTCCTTAGGAAAGTAGGTCAATGAACCTTGTACACTTTTCTATGATCTTATTATATCCTATGTTTTTGAAAAAATCGTCCGCGTTTTTTCCGCGAATTAATAATCAATTATTCCGTACATAGAAATAGTAAACTGATAAAGCGCCTCATCTTTATCGCTATATACTTTTGTCCTTTCAATGTGATATTTTTCCATCAGCCTTTCCACGTGTCCGTCGTGGCGGTCTATGTAAAACTCTGTGAGAAAGTCTTTTTGTACCTCAGTTATTCCGTCTAACCCTTTCTCGATGAGTGCGACAATCCGCCGGGTCGCGGAGTAGGCCAGGGATAAGCGCTTAGTTTTCACAATATTATCAATCCAACGATCTTCAGTTTTACTCCCGCCGCCTTTCACTGGATCAGAATCAGCAGTACAAGCCTTGATAGATTCCTGTTCTAATCGCAAAGTTAAAATCTGATCCCGAAGATTATTTAAAGATGCTTTGCGCTTCATGTAGCATCTAAGATCGTTTTCAGCTTCTTTTTTCCAGTTCAATTTTTCAACCTCCTGACAGTCTTTTTGTCGCACTTCTCCGGCGGACAGCCTCTAGGCTTACCGGTATCATAGCAATATAGGCAGTAGCGTTGCTGCCCGGAACCCTCAAAAGTTAGAGGTCTGTTATAGATACACCCCTTGCAACTTTTTCTATTTCCGCTTTGTGGCCAGCCCAATGTCCTGAGCCTCCTTGCAGTAGAAGTCGTCTTGTTTGTTAGTATGCCAGAAAATAGAGTCTCCTGTCACATCGCATTCGATATGGGAGAAAGGGCACTCTTTCTTATGCCTATGTACGCAGTCCTTGCAAGTGGTGTGCGGTTTGGGCGGGTCTTTGCTTGCCACCAGAACGGAACAAAGCAAGAAGCCTAACGGTGCGCCTAAAAAATAACCTAAAAGTAATAATTGCCAGCCTGCCATATCAATTTTCCTTTCTTTCGCCGTAGCTGCAAAACGCATCTGGTTCATATCCATTAAACAACCCACAAGTTAGATGATTGCAATACGTACCACCTGTATTGTCCATTGTAAACCATTTACAATCCTTACACCTAACTACGGGTACAGCGTCTGTATTTCGATGAAGTTCCTCCACCGCCTGATCTCTTTCACGCTTTAGTTCTTTGTTTTCGGCTTCCAATCTTAAACATTTTAAAAATTCATTTTTAAGTGTTATGTCAGTTTCCTTTTTTGTCATATTGGCAAAATTATATTTAAATAGCAGCTTTTCAATAGCATTGGCGGCATCATCAAAAAGGCTGATCCCATTATATAAAGTTCCTCTATGCCGCAGTTTTTCAACTAATTCCTTATACATAGCTAATCCTCCTGAACCTGTTCAACTAAGGTCTGCCACATGTCTTCATTCCGGGTGGCGGCATTGTGTAGCCAACGCACTCATAAATTGGGTATCTGGCTCTTCTGCTTTCTCCGCATCGTAAACAACTCCCGTATTCGCAGCGTAAGCAGTTGTCTGTCCCGCGCCATCTGCAATAACTGCACACGCATTCATCACAAGGGTTTGGGATCACCCGGCTCACATTTTTTTTCATAACTAATCCTCCTCAGGCGGTTCTGGAAGCGGGTTGCGGTAAATTTTTGTGCCGATTATAGGTTTCGCGTGAAAGCACCCTATCGGCATTGAAAAAACCGCATCGATGTTGTCATCGTCCCACACCTGCAAAAGTGCCCAAACTTTTTTCTCAGCCAGCCATACCGGCTGACCATTCATTTTTCGGAGTTCTTTTATTGTCAGCGGCTCATTCGGTTGTGTGAGGGTGGGCAATGTCTGTGCATACTCCAGAACGGATTCCACACCGAATAGGAAATGAGGGTCAGCATTTTTCTCATCGTAATGTTCGCTCCCGCGTCTGAGTGGATATTGCAAGAGTTCGTCTAAATCAATCAGTCTCTTCATCTTTCAGCGCCTCCTTTGGCGTGAATCCATTGCAACTGATAAGCCAAACAGGGTCGAAATTTACCGGCCAGAAGAACCACCCATTCTTTATGCCGTGAAGTTCAGCTTTGATGTTGAGCTTTTGTGCGTTCTTTTTGTTCTCGTTTTCAAAATAATCAAACATACCTGTTTTATTACCTGGGTATCGACAACAACTATGCGCATCTCCAGGGATATTTCCCCTATATTTGCATTTGTAACAATCAATCATCTTTCAGCGCCTCCAATCTCTTTATAAGTGTATCCGCAGCATTATCCGTTAACGGTTTTCCGCACACTGGGCAAAACTCAGCATTTGTCCAAACTACTTCGTCTCCAACAACAACCGAAAAACCACAGTCGTCTAAAAGAGAGCACTCCCAATTTTCTGA